TACTGGTGTACTATATTGGTCCGATACACGGTGGGCGGAGGGATATAGCCTACTGGGGTGCGCAGGGCGCATAATGCCGTAGGCACTTGCGCTAGTGGAATGTCACGGTGAGGTTTGCTGCGATCTCGAATACCTTGACCATATTCTCCGGGTGCGTTAGATCGACACAGTGGTAGGGTTTGGCCAACTCAAACGAGAGGCCATTTAGCGTTTCAACTGTCATTCGCACCATGTAATCATAGGTTGGAGCGTAGAACGACGACGAGGTGGTGGAGTAACCCATAGGGTCGAACACGGCCAATCTGAGTAGATCTTCCTCACATACTTTGAAGGTAAATCTTAAACCTTGGCGACTCGATCCGGTGGGACGGTGAACGCAATCAAAGTCGCGAGCATTTATCATCAGCTCTAGCATCTCCCGCCCTCCGAGTGCCTCGAGCAGGGCATCGTAAGTTACTTGATCCGCTTTGAACATCAGAACTCACCATTACCCTGAGCCACGTCGAACACGAAGATCCCGCGCTTGATCCACATATCCACGACACGTTTCCGGTCGTCGAATACGCCAACGATGCGGTAAGTCTTCTCCACCTCATCGGCGAGTTCGGACTTGATCTCATCGTCAGGACGGAAATCCCCGGCCGCTCTCATGAACAGAGCGGTGTACGGTACGTTATACCTGGCGAGCCAGAGTTCGGTCTCCTGCCTATACTCGCCTCCACGACCACTAACAAGAACGATGTGGAATCTCTGCGCCAGAGCGCACAGCGTATCGTACACAGGCCAGTGAGGTAGGTCCTCACTGATCCCTGCATTCCACGCATCCCAGTTCTTCGGCGAGGTGGCAACCCACTGACGCCGGTGCTCTACATTGCACACAGTGCCATCGAGATCGAATACGTAGCAGGGAGTTTTGTCTTTGAGTTTCATATCAGTTACCTTGGATGATTAGATCGAAGCCTTCGGCGATCGTGGGTCGAATGAAGAGACCGTGCATACGCTTGAGTTCGCTCCCAGGGATCACTTTACCCGGTCGTTGCTGGTTGCGGATCATTGCCTCCTCGAGCGAGATGTCAAACCACACGGCGGTTTTCTTATATTGAGATGGTATCTTGGCCAATTTGCGACGTCGGGCCTTCGGCGTGAGATTCGTCTGGTCCCACACGATGTCCCTCTTGTCGAGCAGGGCAAGTTGCAGATCTAGGTACATTCTCTGCTCGGCGTCCTTGTAGAAAACGCCGAATGCATCGTTGTAGGAGATGTTGTTCTCCAGCGCTCTACGCTCGATGATCGCGTCGGTGCTGAGGACAGTGAATCCGTCGAGGTAAGGAGTTTCGTCCTGGCCCTGACGAACGTAGGACGACTTTCCGCTCGTGGGTATACCACACAGCATCACTAATTGGGGTTGATTAGTCATTTTTCAAGAACGAATAAAGAGTCGGAGATCATAGCCTCAGTCATATACACCTCTCCGGTTTCGGTAGTAAACGAGAAGTAGGATAGATCGTTGAGTTTCTCCAAAAACTCTCCAATCTTTTTATACTTTTCCTCGGAGTACTCTTGTGTCGCTCCGTTAAAAACGCCGTATTTGGTGTGTGCGACGATTCTCATTCGAGGTTTCTGTTGATGAGTTTACTATACTACAGAAAAGGGCCCGATGGGGGCCCGAGTGGACGGTTCGATGGCTGTCACAGGTTCCAGTGGAGCCCACCCCACATCCACCGCGAAGCATCTATCTTCGTCTGGCTCACGGTACACTTGGAGATGGAATCTACCAGCATATCCCGTGCGCCTTTGCCCTTCCGCAGACCGTACATGAACGGGTGAAGGTGCTTGGGCTGGGAGTGAACGAACTGCTGAGCGAAGTCCTTCTGCTCGACTATATCCACACCTCCGTCGAGGTACACATCGACCATATCACTCGCCACCTCATCCACACCTAACCAGAACGCGCGTTGGAAGTCGCGAAGACGCTTTGCATCCTCCTCGGTGAGGACGGGGATCAGGTCATCGACCTGGTCGTTCACAACAACCTCGATGATGTTCTTCTCATTCGAGATGGCATCCTTGCTCCGGTGGAGCACGAGGTACGCGTCGGCTTTGATCTTGAGCATATGCCCCGCACCTCGCCACGCGGTTGCTCGGGGAGCGTCGAAACGTACCACGACTCCCTCATCGCTTTCCCAAGCACGGATGGTATCAACCAACTCGTGGATGTTGTCGGAGCGGGAGTCGATGACCTTTACCAGATCCAAGTCGTAATCCTCCGCGAAGCTACGCAACGTGCGGTGGGGGACGTAGGAACCCTTCTCGTTATCGCGCACCGCCGTGAGCACGAGTCGGTCGACAGGGTAATCGACAACGACACGGTTCTTTCGCGAGCACCACTCGAAGATCGGCGTCATGTTGTGCGCCATCGCCATACGGATGAAATCGGAATAGCGCGGGCGCTTAGCAACCCACACCTCGGCGTTCATCGCCACGTCGGTGATACCAGCTTTCGTGCCCAGACGAAACTCACCCGAGTCAGAATGCGGCACGAGGATAGGACGAATCATGCTACCATCGAGCTTCTCGAGTATAACGTGATGGGCGGACATATCCACCTCATCCATACGCAACTCGGGGCGTTCACCCACATTGAAGAACTTATGGTACGGGCGGCTCAGCAACCTACCCGACTCAGAATCGAAGATCAAACCCCGGCACTCCCGGCGCATGATCGAGCCCCGCACATCGCCCTCGTCCCAGTCGAAGGTCTCGCCGAAGTTCACCACGTAATTAACAACGGTGTACCAGTCTTTGCGCATCACCTTGAACTCGTCGCGCCCCTGGATGTAGGGCAGGACGTCGTCGAGATGGCGGATCGTGGGGAAGTCGTAGTTTATCATGGTCCTACCATACTATATATACGCGCTTACGTCAAGGGCCTTGTGACACTTTGATAAGTGGCTACTAGCCCTGTACGTGGGTCCCATATGGCCCTATAGTAGACTCATGAACAAAACCTCGATCCCTCTGGCCGAAGGGTACTCGGCCCTCATCCTGACCGAAGGCCAACTCGATGCGTTGGCGTGGTTCCTGAATCGTCGCGAGGTCAACGACCTCCTCAACGAGTTGGACCCCTACGTTAACGAGGACCTGCTCGATGACGGGTACCTGGGGCTCAAGGCCCGCCTCAATCGTGTCCAAGCCAAGATCGACGAGCAGGTAGGTGCGGTCTGTGTTTGACTCCAACCTCTCAAAGATACGTCCTAAACTTCGCACCCAGGGCGCGGTCACGGGTAACTTTGGCCACGCCAAATCCAAGGCTGGTTCCCCACTCCGCGAGATCGGTGAGACTAAACTTGAGACCGTGCGGATTGCACCGCGCTCCGAGTACGTCCGGCGCATGATCCGGCTCCTCGAAACAACCACGGACGAGAAGCTTCGCAATTTCGCGTACTTCGAACTGCACCGGCTCAATTGCTTCCAGGAGCGCAGAGTGGCGCCTAAGCGCACCGCGGAGCCTTTCAGAGGTCCCGTGGGAGCCGGTTGAGGCGCTGACCACTGGCCCTTGACCCAGGCCCCCTGATCTTGTATAGTAGACTCATGACAAACAAACTTCCTGACTCCTTCGTTGTTCAGCAGTTCCGCGATTTTATGGATCGCCTGGAGACCGAGCTCAGTCAGACACTGACCGAGATCGAAACCCTCAAGACCGAGGATCCACAATACGGTTACGCAAGAGCCGTGGGATGTGCCAGAGCGCGAATTCAGTCCATGCAAATTAGCTCCAAAGTCCTTCGCGAATTCTACCTCGATGCCTGATACCTACTCTTTCGGTGGTGACGCTGTCACCTTCCTTGGCCTCATCGGAGTTGTTTCGACTCTAGTGATCGTGGTTACCGCGTACCGTCGTTACTGGGCCTCCCCATACCGTCGGTGAGAAGCGTGATCTTCTGCTCCGTGTGCTTGCTCATCGGCACAATTGTTAACCTCCAAGCTCAATCGACCTATGAGAAGACTATTAGGGCTTATAATGTTGCTCCCGCTTCCGGCATTTGCGACCCAGCCCGTAGAGAGATACACGGAACGTTGTGCGGTTGGAGGTAGGCCTAGTGTTTGCGTAGTTGTTGACACTCGCACGCCTGACGGTTTCCTTGACACCCGCTCGATCTACAATGATGAGTACGGCTATACCATGAAGCAGAGATTCGTGGGGGCCAAGGGGTTCGTAACCTGGGACTCTGTCACCAACTCCACGTATAAGTACCCGTACCGTGTTGTTAACGGGGCGTCGCAAGTGACCCCGCATCTTACCATTGTTAATGTGAGCTGGGATTGATGAACGAAACTACTCTAGATCTGTTTGAACAGAAAGCCTACGAAGAAGCCATGGAAGCGTACCAGCTCTGCGAGGCATTCGCTGCCGCTCACGAACTCCCCGTTGAGTACGTATGGCAGGAATTTGTTGATCCTACGGTAGCCAGTCTGGAAGCTGTCACAAAGGCCCTGGACTTTGAGGCCTGATGGCCCTATAGTAGGATCATGACGAAAACCACTGAACCACAGACTCAACACGCACAGCGAGAGCGCATGGCTCGCGCACTCTCCAACGCCTACGGTTGGGATCTCAACGAGCTCATGCAGATGCCCTGGGCCGATCTGCACGATACGTACACTGAACAGTACCTCGACTACATCTACGGAGTGTAGGCGATGAACATCAAGCTCTGGTACTGCGCCATTCTAGGACAATGGAGGTGGACGCTGACTGACGATCGGCGTACTATCATCAAGCAGGAGTCAGGTCAACAACCCGACCTGAGAGTGGCGATGGAAGATGTCGCCAAAACCGTCGAATACCTACTCGAACAGGAGAACAATGTCAAGAACAACTAACGACATCCTTGCTGAGATCGAAGAGCTCAAAGACCGCATCGAGGCTCTGGAGGATGAGATCCAGGATGCCAAAGACCGGCCTAAATTATTCGATGTGACGCTCCGAGTTGCCACTCGGCCTAGCACTTGGGGCGCAGCTCACGTTGATGAGTACGAGCTCACCGAGCACTTCCTCAACTACATGAGAGATCTGCAAGAGATCATCCACCTCGACGATGAGGGCGACGAGATTAAAGTTCTGAGTGTCAAGGAGGTTACCAATGACAACGCCAAACTGGATGCATAACTCTGGCAAAGACCAGAAACGCAAACTCAAACCCCAAGCGCTTCGCAATGCTCGGCGTCGCAAACAAGCGCTCAAAGCCAAACTCATGGGCGGGCGAGATGCCCGCTCTTCTTGTCTGTTCCTATGATTAAGTTTGTGACTCCAGGATACGTGATCTCCTACATCTACGATCTCCCAGGCGTTGAGGGAGAGGTGGTGAATGACATGCCCCGAGCGTATCGCCAGCACCAGGTGCCGAATATCCACGATGACGAAGCGATTGACACCCAGGTGCGAAACGAGCGCGGCGATGTGCCAACCGGCACCCGTATCGAGTGGGTGAGGTAGCCAGTCGAGAGAGTGGCCACTAAACCCCCACGGACCAGCCTATCCCTGGTATATTAGTTAAGTAATCGACAGAAGGCAATGGCCCAACTAGAAACCAAGACCATCTCATTTCGCCAAATCACTTCCTCGTATCCTACTCGTCACGAGATCAAAGCGGGAGTGTACGCTCTGAGCAAGATGAGTGGCGATTGGGTTAAGATCCCCCGCGACTCAGTTTACATCAACCCTTGCCTTTACTCGGTGTACGCTCCGGTGTCCGCGTTTCCTAGCGTTGTTTCTAGCCCTTACGGTGAGAAGTACGCTGATCTTGTGGAGGCAAAGGACATCCTGAAGAATGATCGTTACGGCATCGACCCGTACAACATTGGCAAAGCCATCGGCCTCATCAAGCGGTTCCTTGAAAAGAACGCTAAAGTCTGATAGGATCTAACTCAACCCACCAACTACGGAGGAAACTTACTACTCTCATGGCAACCATCAACATCTACGACTTCTCTGACAAACTCAATGGCAATGACAGATTGCGCAAGGAGTTCATCAACAAGTACGTGGACTTTCTTACGAACAACATGGACACCGATGACATCATTCGCTCGTGGGCGGAGATGATGTACGAGAACCTCTACTCCGAGTGCCGCGAAGATGGCGCCGATGGCCTTGTTGAGCAGGTTGCCTACGAGTATCCCGATCTGCTTCAGAAGGAGTTCGGCGTGGATACTTCTCTGGTCGCATAGTTTATAGTCTTTCGGCATAAGCACTCCAACTTCTACCAAAACACTCACAATGGACCCTAGCATCATCTACGCTCCTCCGACCATCGACGATCTGCCCGATGATCGCCTTCCCGACCCCGAAGGGTATTACGCGGGGCAGGAAGAGTACGGCTTCGATGACGACGATTACGTTCGCGAGAATGACTACGACGACGCCTACGAGCCCGACTTTCAGTACGACGCGTACTGAAACCTAGCGCCTTCGGGCGCACCCACCCTGGTAGTCCAACGGTAGAGACAGGCGACTTAAAATCGCCACAGTGTGGGTTCGAATCCCACTCGGGGTATATGAACATATACGAGCATCTTCGCCAGAGGCACATGAGCCTGGAGCTGCATAGGCCTATCGTCGACGAGCAGAGGTGCATCGTAACCTACCTGCTCTACAATCTATCGGGGCAGATCGTCGGCTACCAGCAGTATAACCCCAACGGCGAGAAGGGCGTATTCAACTCGAAGGAACGTGGGCGCTACTACACGTACCGCAAGGCCCCCACTGTGACGGTGTGGGGAGTAGAGAGTCTCTACCAATCCACCGGCCCGATCTACCTCACCGAGGGCGTCTACGACGCTGCGAGGATGACAGAGATGGGGCAATCCGCTCTCGCCACGCTATGTAACAACCCTCCACGGGACTATAGGAATTGGCTTAGGATGCTCGGTAGGCCGATCGTCGCAGTGTGCGATAACGATGAGGCTGGACGCAAACTCGCCAAGTACGGAGACTACGTGGAGGTGGTGCCTGATGGTAAAGATCTCGGCGATTCTTCCGACGAATACGTAGAGTATCTCGTGGGTAAGTACGCCACCTAAGGCATAGTTTGGTCCGATAGGGCCAGTTGGCCAACCGGCTACTAGCCCTGTACGTGGGTCGCGTTTGGCCCTATGATAGTCCTATAAGTAAACCACAGATGACTCGCAAACTCGCTTCGATCAAGCCTATCACTCACATCAAGCCCATCCCCGATGCCGATGCCATCGAATGCGCCATCGTTGATGGGGGTTGGCCGGTAGTTGTCAAGAAAGGCGAATACAAACCCGGTGATGTTGCAATTTATCTTGAGATCGACTCCTGGGTACCTCATGAGTTGGCGCCGTTTCTGAGTAAGGGTCAGGAGCCCCGTGAGTATAACGGAGTGAAGGGCGAGCGACTCCGCACTGTGAAACTCCGCGGGCAAGTTAGCCAGGGCCTTCTACTTCCACTGAATACACCAATTAAAGGTGGTCCTATGAATGGTGGATATGCTTTGTGTACTCTTGGACTTGAGGTAGGACAAGATCTTACTGAAATACTTGGAGTGCAGAAGTGGGAACCACCCATCCCCGCCCAACTCCAGGGGCAGATGAAAGGGCCCTTCCCGTACTTCGTGCCCAAGACCGACCAGGAGCGCTGCCAGAATCTCCGCGCTGAGATCTTTGAGGACCACCGCGGTGAGTTATACGAGGTGACCGTCAAGCTCGATGGAAGTAGCACCACCATCTTCGTCAAGGACGGCGAGGTAAATGTGTGCTCCAGGAACATCAATCTCTGCGAGACTGAGGGTAATAGCTTCTGGAAGGTGGCGCGAGAGCAGAATATCGTCGAGCCTCTCTTGCAACTCTGCGAAGAGCGAGGTGAGGAGTATGCCCTCCAGGGCGAATTGATCGGCGAAGGTATTCAGGGCAATCCCGAAAAACTCAAGGGGCAGAAGTTCTACCTATTCGACATCTACAGCATCACCGAGGGTCGTTATCTGCGACGCGGGGAGAGACAAACCATCCTCGACAATCTTCGGTTTCTTGGCGCTGACGTCGAGCATGTACCCATCCTGGATGTATGCTTCGATGTAGCCAGGACCTTCTACACCGTGGACGATGTCGTGAACTTTGCCGAGGGTCCCTCGCTCAATCCGCAAATCCAACGCGAAGGTGTGGTATTTAAGTCTCTAACTTCCGACTTCACTTTCAAGGCCATTTCTAACTCCTACCTCCTCAAGCATAAGGACCGGTAGCCAGTCGAAAGGCTGGCTACTAGCCCTGTACGTGGGTCGCGTTTGGCCCTATAGTAGTCTTAACGACACTGAGAAAACTACATGACCCTTCCTGCTCCTTCCATCCTGACCGTGAACACCAAGCGTGGCCCGGTGCGCTTCACCACGACGCTGGAGTGGGAGGAAGCCATCGCACTCTGCCAGGAGGAGTCACGAAATGGCAATAAGTTCGCCTACGATCTGTGCATGCGCGAGGCCAAAAACCTCTACATGAGCGAATCGCAGGTGTCCTGGGTGTACAAGATTGCCGAGGATGTGCTCAAGCTCCGCGAACCGCAACCGAAGGTTCGTGAGATTGACGCTTCCAACATTCTCGCCTCTCTTGCAGAAGCACGTGCCAAAGGCATCAAGAAGCCCATGCTTCGCCTCGTTGATCCTGTTGGCAATGACATCCGCGTCAAGTATATGAGCTTCGGCAAGAATGCCGGGGGTTGTTGGGTCACCTCCAACAACGACCTGATCGGTAAGATCGACGATGGTGGTGTGTTTACCTTTACCGGTCGTCCCTACACTGATAAGTTCGTGGATGAGATGTTTGACTTCATTGACATTACTAACCACGACGTCAAGAGTGCGTTAGAATCGTACGGTAAGGTCACCTCCAAGTGCGGATGCTGCGGCCTCCCTCTCACGAACAAGAAGTCGATTGAGCTGGGGATCGGTCCTATCTGCCTCGATAAGTACGGCCTTCTCTCCTTCGCCTGAAGTGCAACTAATGTCTGAACCTTTTGCCTGGTTGGTTCCTTTCTGCCCCAACTTCTACTTCCTGCCCTCACTGCACTACAATAAAGTCTTCGGAGAGTGGGACGATGGAACCTGGGATTGTCCTTCCTACTGGGCAAGTGTAGGCCTTCCTGTCATCCCGTGCTACGAGACTGATAACGAGGACGAGGCTGAATGCTGGATTTCGATGGACAAATACGGCAAATGGTGCAAGAAGGACGGGGTGTACTTTAAAAGTTTCGGCCCCTACGGATTATGGGTGGAGGCGTTAAACGCTTCTAGGCATGTGCAAAAGTCCACACACATGCTCAGACTCGATTTTCATTCCCCGATCAATCGCGGACCGATCACTGGTCCACCTCCAACATTTAAGAGAATATGATTCCTTCACACATCATCGTTACTCCCAAGTCCTCAAAGGCGAAAAACCGACTCGCCAATACCATGGATGGTGACCCCGTCTGCCGAGTAGAACAGAAGGAAGGTGAGAAGTTCTTTCTCGCCTCGTCCAATCGCAAATACTTCTTCTGGGTACATGCCCACAACGACCCTAACTGGAGCTTGAACTAATGTCCCTCATTTCACAAATGGATCGCGAGATGGCCATCGAGGCCCTCGAGTACTACATCCACAGACTTCACAAGGATAACTGCAATCAAGCGGCGATTAACGCCTTCACTACTTTGAAGAACTGGATCGAGTTAGAACACTTCAAGCACGACAATTCTGGCAAGGAGGCATAGTCGCAGCAAACCTCACCGTGACATTCCACTAGCGCAAGTGCCTACGGCATTATGCGCCCTGCGCACCCCAGTAGGCTATATCCCTCCGCCCACCGTGTATCGGACCAATATAGTACACCAGTA